TATTTAATCACTATACTAATTTAAGGCGAATATTTTAATTGTCAAGGTTTTTTTTTCATATTTACCAATTACAGACAGAAAGCCAATACAATTACCACTATATCTACATAGCAAGTAAAGATTCATATTGACCAACCAATAAGTAATTGAGAATCATTATCAACTAGAAAAAAAGCCGAACCTTATACAAATATCCATATACATCAAGACACCAATACAAATAGCTATTGAGAACCAATTTCAAATTGTTAAAACTATCTAAAATATCTGTTTTTACCAGCCAACCCCCCTCACATATGCAAATAAAAAACTACAATAGCGTTTAAAGGCTGTAAAAATTGCTAGGTATGCTTAACCCTTACTTAAAGCGTTTTAGGGGGGTATAGGGCGGATAAGAGCCTCACGACTTATAGGGCTACCATTCCCCATAAAATGTAAAACCTAAGTACAGAAAAATTTTGGATATGAAGTTCAAGTGTCATATATTACAGGTATGGAAAAACCTTTGACCTTAGAAAGGGAGGGGGCAAGGGTAGAAACTGGAACTCGATCTTACCGAAAGTGGAAGAAGAGACAGCAGGCTATTAAGGAAGCGTCTGGAAATGGGCGTTGCTGGTGGATTGAGCAGTATTTAAAGGCGAAGTTATAATATGTCCGACCTACTAAAAAGACCAGACGTTCAAAGAGCAATAGAAATGTACGCATTACAGCCTGATGTTACAGCAGATGAAGTGGCTAAGGAATTGGGTGTATCTAGGAATCTTATATATATTTGGCGGAAAAACCCCAAGTTTGTAGATGCTATATATGAGAGATATATGATTAAGTTCGGTGGTGAGTTGCCTGCTGTACTACAAGCGATGATAAGAGAGGCTAAAGCAGGTAATGTTCAGGCTGGTAGATTAATATTAGAGCATAGTGGTAAATTAGTTAAGAATGTCAATGTGACTATTGATAGTCCTTACGAGAAGTTCTTGAAATCAGAAAAGGCGGAATTTGAAGTCGTTGATGCTGAGATAGAGGAAATAGTTGATTCAATTCCTGATATAAACGTAGACTTACCTGAGAGAAAAGTTGAAAATCAGCGTAAAAGAGTAGTAAAAGAGAAAAAGAAAATACAATCAGCCAAGAAAATAGAGGAAAGGAAGCGAAAACGTAGAGAGTGGTATAAATGGAATGAAAGGGCGAAAAAGGCAGGTGTCGAGCCATTACCAGCAAGAAGACCTACCCCAGCTCAACGTAAAGCTTGGGAGCAAAAAATAATAGATTATGAAGAAGAACAAAAAAAAGAGCAACAAAGACAGAGATAAGGGCATAACTTGGTGTATGTCTCAGATATATGCTATGAGTCTAGCTATAAAGGCTTTGCAGTCTCAAGTTAATGATTTAAGCGATAGCCATAAAGAAGATTCTGCCTGAACCTAATTCTTTGCACAGATTATAATATATTTCGTCATTTATAGGAATTTGTATATCCATCACATCATCTACTGTTGAATCTATAGGCTCTTGAACGAGCAAAGCAGCCTCTAATGTCTCTAATTGAAATAGAAGCTTATCTAGACTGTCTTTATTTTGCTTAACGTCTTTTAATATCTCAATGAGAATCTTGATCTCTTCAGGTTTCATATATAGCTCCTTATTTTATTTAGACATTTTAGCCACAGAAACATCTAATAGTTTCTCGACTATCTTCTTTACTGCTTTTTCTTCGTTCTTAGGGTCAAGAACAAGGAAGTTTCTTTGGGGGACACCATCTCCTTCTAGGTGCTTATTAGCATATTTAATAACGTCAATACCATAGTCAACTGATGTTGATCGTTTTATGCTGTCGTGTAGTTTGCCTGTATCGTATAGCGTTGTATTTCCACCTATAGACTTAGGACTTTCTCTTAAATGCCTCTCTTTAAGTGTTTTGGTGCTTGTGGCAGGGGTTACTTTGTTGGATTTTATAAATTTCTTAGAATCTTTAACCATTGGGTCAATAATAGACGTGCCTGATTGCTTGTGAAATTTTTTAGATTTCGCATAACTAAGCATCTTTGCAAAACTAAAATTACTCTTGAACTTCATCAGCTTGCACTACTTGGTTGACTTTCTCATTATCTGCAACTATTTTTTCAGCTTCTTTTAAAGAAAGGTCATCATTGTACTCTACCATTAACTTAGGTCTAGTTATAAGGTTATTTTGTAGTCTGTGATTATCCCATAGTATTTGATCTTGCATTGTTTTAGGATATTCAGGCTCATTAAAGTCTAATTTAAGAGCTTCTGGTAATTTTATATTATTATAAGCAGCTATTTCTCTTTCTACTTGATATAATTCGTGTTCATACATCTTCCAAAGCTCTAAATCGTCTTGATAGTCCTCAAATCTCTCTAAATCTTTAATTTTTAAGGCAATACCACTTGGAACTTCACCACCATCTTGAGCAAATTGCACATATAAGTGATTATTTTGAGCAACTAAGTCTACTTGGAACTTAACTGTCTCAATAACTGACTGTAAATCAGCATCTGGAGCAACTATATCAAATATAGAGCCTTCTGGTAAGTCTAATATAGTATCTGAACCAGCTCTCTCTAATCTTTTGTCAGCTTGAAGCCCAGTTACATAAGGTTGACCGAACATTTGAAAACGAAGACCTAATTGAAGCTCAGTCATAGTAATATTAACGTGTTCGTTGCAAGATACTATATCGTCAGCCCCATCTACAAAGAAAGAGTCTAATTGATTCTCTCTATGAGTAAATACAAATGGCAATACTCCATATCCGTGTTCGTATTCATCTATAATATTACCATCTTCGTCATAATGAGCATATATAGCATTATCCCAATAAGCATACTGCATTTTCTCTGCATAAGCAACATCATCTACATTTGAAAGTATAGGATAGACTATAGCTTCAGGCTTAAAAGGGTTATTTCCAAGATGTACATCAAAATAATAAATAGGTCTATAGTCGAAATGAGGCATATCATCATCAATAAACACTACTTGAGTCGCTACAGTTCCAATTAAACGAGTCATTCTCTCTATATGTTTCATCCTTGCATCTTTCATAACCGTTAAGTTAGAATATGCGTTATTAACGTTTCTAGCTGCACCTACATTATATATTCGGCTCATTTTATTTACAAATCTCTTAGTAAAGTTTGCCTCATAACAAGGTATTTCCCTAAAGGCATCAGCATCAAAGTATTGAGATATATAATTTGCTGTATTTGAACCACAATAATAGTCAATAAGCTTTCTTATATGCCTACGTCTTGCTTGTGCTTGATTTTTCTTAAATTCTTTAACCGACTCTTGTATTATTTGTTCGACTGTCATCTTTTCCTCACTATTAATTCTTGTTGTCTAATTGGAAATCTATTTATAAAAAAATATCTTATCATATCGCATCCGTGATCGTGGAATCCGTCTTTTAAAGGCTCTGACTTCAAATCCTTACCTTCTTTGTGTTCTGGATAGCGATAGTTCTCTAAATCTTCTGCTATGCCTTGACATTTATTATCAACGTGCAAATAACGCTTGCCCATAGCATTTTCTACAAAACCTCTAACGTGGGTAATCCCTGATGATATACTTCTAGATACTTTATCTCTTACAGTTTGTATATGTATACCATTTTGCCTAAAAATCTCTATATCCCCCATACCTGATTGACCTTGAGCTTGTTTTCCAGCAGGGTCACCATAGTAAGCCCTAACATTATATGGCTTTGATTTAATACGCTTAACAAGTTCGTCAGTCTTAATATTTGTTTCGTGTATAATCTCATCTATTATATTTATGTGCCACTCTCCATTAATCATTTGTGTTTGAAACCAACCTACTGCTGGCATCCTATAACCAAAGTCAATACTGCAAAAAGTAGGGTAGTTAGGATTATAAGGAAAATACCCCACATCTAAATTACGGTCAAATGGATATACCTGCCCAGCAAAAGTTGTAAATTTAGCACCATACTCTTGGTCGTAAGACTCTTTTGACATATTTCTCTTACGTTCTTTTAAGAAAGAATCATCTTGACCTTCAGGGAAAGCAAACTCATTATCCCAAGAAGGGGCTTGATGAGATTCCCATAGATCATCTTTCTGACCAAGAAGATACAAATCGTATACCCAATTAAAACCCTCTGGTGTAGTTATAAAGATTCCTTTTCCCTTTCTATCTGATAAAGTAGGAGATAAATACATATCCCATATCTTTCTTTTTACTTTAGCAGCCTCATCAATTATAAGTAAGTCTAAACCTTCACCTACCAATGAATCAGGGTTATCGGCAGACTTACCCTCTACGACTGTTCCCCATTTAAATTTAATAAAGCGTTCTTTTTCAGAAGCTCTTTCAATGTCATTAGGTTTGCCAACTACCATCTTTTTCCAAATTTCTCGGAACATTAAGTCAGCTTTGTCGTAAGATAAACCAACACACCATATTCTTTTATTAGGCTGAGAAGCTAAAAAGGTTGCTTCCATAGCAGAACAAGTTGTCTTGCCGAATCTTCTACCACACACCATTACAAAAAACCTAGATGTCTCCTTCGATGGGAAATGCAATTTATTTTGACCTTTATGAGGTTTGTAACCCATATAGTCAAACCAAGATTTCTTAAATTTTAATTCGTCTGTTAATTTATTTTCCATTAAAGGTTGCAATAAACATCTGTCATAATCTAACTTATGGCAGAAGATAAATACAAGATATAGTATTTTTATTTTTAAAAACACTAAATAGGAGGGCAGTATGTCCGAAGAAACCAAAAACGTAGCAAGCGAAACAGTAAGTGAGCAACCTACCCAAGAAACACCAGCAAGTTCGCCTGATGATGGTGCATTAATAGCAGAAAGCAAAAAGTATAGAAAAAGGGCGCAGGATGCAGAAGCTCGTATAGCGGAAATGGAAAAGAAGATGGCAAAAGCAGAAGAAGCAAAGTTGAAAGAGAAAGAAGATTTTAAAGCACTTTATGAAAAAGTGGCTTCTGAAAATGAAACTTTATCATCTGTGGCAGATAAATGGACTAAATACGAAGAAACAAGACGTGCTTCTTTATTAGAAAAACATCCTGAAGAAGATAGAGAGTCTTTACAAGGTTTACCTTTAGACACTCTTGAATTTGTTACAAATAAAATTAACGGTGCTAAAGCTAATGCTCCTGAAGTTATTGGTAATCCACGAGGCTTTAAAGAAGCTCCTAAAGATTGGACAAAATTAAGCCCTAGTGAATTGCGAGAAAACTGGGAAGATATTGTTAAGTCAGCCGAAGCACGAATGAAAAAAAATTAAATTCCCAAAAGGGAAAGGAGAAATAAATGGCTTATTTAGATAGTACTACAGGTGCTAATTTTATACCTGAATTATGGTCAGAACCTATTTTTAAGTTTTACGAAAGAAAGCTTAAATTAAAAAATTCAGTTGATGATTATAGTGCTTTAGTTAAAGATGCAGGCGATACAGTACATATTCCTAAGATTCAAATGGATGGAACAAATGATAAGGCTGCCTCAACAGCAGTAACTTTTTCTATTGCAGGAACAGAAGGTAAAGTTGATTTATCAATTAACAAACATAAATATCTTGCTAACATCTTTGAAGATATTGTAGCAATTCAATCAAATTCTGAGTTGCTAACTAAATATACAAGAATGATGGGCGAAAGTCTTGCTCGTGGAGTAGAAACTGATTTATGGGCAGAGCTTGATGGTTTTCAAACTACACAAGACTTATCAGCAGACAATACATTTGCAGTAGCAGACTTAGAAACATTATTATCTAATTTATATGGCAATGACTTAGATCCTAATGATTGTTCTCTTGCTGTAAATTCGACAATTATGGCTGATATAATGAATCCATCATCAGGTATTGCTTCTTACTTTATAAGACAAGATGCAGTAGGTGGAAGCGGAACAGAGCTTAAAACAGGTGCTGTTGGATTGATTTATGGTATGGATGTATTTTATTCTCGTGCTATATCAACATCAGGTACAGATAATACTGTTGTAGGAGCTGCTTATCCATCTGATGCTTGTGCGTTTGCTGCTCAACAAGATGTTAGAGTTCAATCTCAATATGATGTTGAGTTCTTAGGTACAAAAGTAGTTGCCGATATGATATATGGTGCTAAACTGATAGATGAATCAGGTGATATTAGAGGAGTAAATTTACTTAATCCTTAATACTTAGCCCCTTAATAATAGGGGGAGAGCTTTTCTCCCCCTATATAACTTGGAGAAATTATGATTTATTTGAAAAATTTAAATGGAGCAGTAAGAGAATTTAAAGATGGCGATACAGAAACAGTAAATGCTATGCTGGACTCTGGAAGATGGGAAAGAATAGCAGGAAGAAAAAATTGGTCGTCTTACGTTGAGCCTAAAAAATCAACTAAAAAGAAGTCTTAAAAATGCCTAAACAAAAAGTCGTTCGTAAAAAAGGTGATTTAACAGGAGCTGGTAAAGGCGACTGGATAAGGGATGGGGTGAATTTGTTTGACAAAGAGTACAAAGACAACTATGACGCTATCTTTGGTAAAAAAGATATTTTAATAGCCAATAAAATTGTCGCCAAATAAATATCAATACTGGACAGAGCAACTTAACATTATGAAAGATATTATTGAACAATTAAAAATACACGAAGGTTATAAACCTAAAGTATACAAGTGTACTGCTGGGGTAGACACGATAGGTGTGGGCTTTGCTATTAAAGACTTAGAGTTGTCTGAAGAAGTATGTGACTTGATCTTGCAAGAAAAATTAGAAGTATTAGAAGAGAGATTTGAGAAAAAGTTTGATTGGTTTAAAACCTCTCCTATAGAAGTGAGAAATGTTATGCTTAATATGGCGTACCAATTAGGGTTTAGAGGTTTTTGTAAATTTAAAAAAACTATAGCGTATTTAGAGGACGCTGAATGGGAAAAAGCTTCAGTAGAGATGTTAGACTCAAAGTGGGCAAAGCAAACTCCCAATAGAGCTAGAGAGTTAAGCGAGATAATTAAATCTCTTTAGTTGCCTTCTACTTACGTCATTTATTAATTTATGTCATCAGATGAATACTTAGATAAGGTTCTAGCTTGCCCTAGATGCTATCATCGAGGCTTAATTAAAAGTGGTTTCGATAAGGCTAAACAAAGATATGAGTGTAGGGCTTGCAAGCACAGAAGTGTAAATCCTATAGAAGACCTTGAACTTCTTAGAGAGAATGTTAAATATCGTAAAGAGAAGCAAAAAGCTCAAGATGTTAGCAGGATTGAAAGGAAAGGCTTTAGGGAACACGCAAGAATTGAAAACGCTGTAGAAGAGTACAGCAAAGAATTAAAAAAGCTTTTTGAAAAGAATAAACTACATAAGTCGACTAAAAGCCATAAGATTAGTAAAAGGGCGGTTGGGGTCATCCAATTTAGTGATGTTCATTTTAATGAATTAGTCGAACTTCAGAATAATCGTTATGATTTTAGGGTTGCATCACAGCGATGCCAATACTTCGTAGAGAAGGCATCAGCGTACTTCAAAACAAATGGGGTTAGCCAAGTTGTGGTGGCTTTAACTGGAGACCTAATGAATAGTGACCGAAGGCTGGATGAATTATTAAATCAGGCTTCTAATAGAGCTAATGCAACATTTTTAGCTGTAGATATAATGCAGCAGGTTATACTAGACCTAAATAGTAAGTTTAATATTAGTGTGGCTAATGTAGTAGGAAATGAAGGTCGTGCAAATAAAGAATTAGGATGGTCTAATCAAGTAGCTACAGATAACTATGATTATACTATATTTAACTGCCTAAGATACCTTTTTAAAGACTCAAAGGTACATTTTATAGATGGTGATCCATCTGAATTAGTTATTAATGTAGCAGGGCAGAACCTTTTAATGCTTCACGGACACGGTTCGGTAGGAGCTGGCATTGAAAAGGCTATCAATCAAATATGTGGTAGATATTCAATGAAAGGTATAAAGATAGACTATGTTATATTTGGACACGTTCATTCGGCTAGAGTAGGAGATTGCTTTGGAAGGTCATCTAGTATGGTGGGGGCAAATGACTATTCAGAAAAGGCTCTGAATCTCGGTGGAAGAGCAAGTCAAAACGCTTATGTGTTTTATGATAATGGAAACCGAGATGGGATTAAAATAGACTTGCAGAATGTTGATTGTAAAGGTTATGAAATTGATAAGACTTTGGAGGCGTATAATGCAAAATCGGCAAAGAAAAATCGGAAACGAGAAACCATATTCAAGGTGGTCGTATAGTACATCCTCGTCTTTGTACAC